TTATTTGTTTAAGTAACCAAATATTAATTCTTCAACTTGCATCTTTAACGCTTGCTTCGCATACTGTAGCACCTCATCTTCCCCTTTAGTAGCGATAGTTACCTCACTAAAATGTTCACTAGTTTTAACCCATTTCACAACTCGAATACCTTTTTGTCCTAACAATCGTTTTTTATTGTAAAAATCATTTCTTATATTTTTTAATAAACCATCTACAACACCTATATAAACTTTAGACATTTTCAACTTTTCAAGCGATGGATAATCTTGTTGTAAAGACTTTATTGCCATGTCTAATTTTATATACTCGTACAACAAGCTACGATCTTCATGATTAATCATCAGCATCTACCAACTTCGCAGCTTGAATATCATTAAAAGCAATATGTTTTATGGCTAAATCTGTATCCAATAACATTTCCTTCTTTATTGGGTCCATTCCTGTGACTAATCCAGTTTTGTCATGTAACTTATTATTATCCCATAGCGTGAGTGTAACAAGCTTTCGTAGCTTTAAAGATCGTTGAATAGTAAGTTCAATCTCCTCTATTTCCCACTCAGTTAAATCACGCTTTTTATCATAAAACTGTTCTTGCTTCCATTTCTTAATCTCAACTAAATGCTCTGAAAGCATCATCGCTGTCCATTTCATGTTGCCACGATCACGTATCATTAAAAATCACTCTCCACTAATTAACTAATCAACATCAGAAATACTTAAAATATCTAAGAAATGTACCTTATGAACAATCCTATATTTATCTTTAATGTGAATTAATCTAGTGTTTGCATCCATTTTTGTGACTATACCTAAGAGTGGTTCTTCCTTTCTATAGATAGAAAAGGCTTTGTATTTTGATTCATTCATTGCTTCAGTTAATGTGTATGCGATTTCTTCTAAATCAAACTCGTCTCGATCTAAGTGCTTTGGTTCTTTTTTCTTTGTTGGTGTTTTTGTTTTAGTTGCCATCATTACGCCTCCTCAAAGCAAGAACATTTGTTTGTATATATTATAGAACAAACGTTCTTTATTAAGCAATAAAAAAATGACCAGGCTCACAAATTTTTGTGATTACCTGGTCATTAAATGTTTTATAATGTTCGTTTCACGACTGAAATAAGTAATCCCAAAGCATCACTGCCCGACATACAATCCACTCGATCGCTATGGTCAATCTTCAAAATTCCGCGTTTCTTCGTTTCTTTTAACAAATCCTTTAAATCCTGTTTAGCAGTTGACGTTAGTGTATTTGTCACTTGTGGTTCCTCCTTTGGCTTCATAGTCTGTTCTGTGTGATTTTTTGTATATCCTAAATAAGCAGCTAATGAAGTTGCAATGGCAGAACAAATAGCATTAAAGTTTTTATGGTACAGTTCTACATCAGCCTTGCTATCTACAAAGCAAATTTCTAGAAGAATAGCTGGCTTGTTAGTGTTTCTTAGGAAGTATAGCTCTGCACGTTGTTTCGCTCCACGATCTTTTAAACCAGATGCTTTTGCGATAGCTGCACTTACTTTTGTGGCTAAATCTTTCGCATCGTAATAAAGCACCTCGACTCCTCTTGGGCCATCTATTACACTCGCTGCATTAAAGTGAATACTCCAATCCAAATCACGTTGCTGCTTATTGTGATAGTTCACGATTGTTTGTAGGTTTTGATTTTGTGTAGTTGAAGTATTATCATGAAACACTATTCCAGCACCTTCATATTGTGTTGTTAATATACGATGAACCTCATTGGTTACTTTACGAGCTTCATCTACTTCATCGATAAAATGCTTGGCACCTCGTATTTTTAAACCATGACCACTAGAGCCTACATATCTTTTAGTCATTTATGTCATCCTTTCGTTCATACGTCATAGCTCTGTCACTATCATTTGTGCCTGGTGTTGTTGGGTCAACCACTACTCCAATGAGCACTAAAAAAGCGAGCACAGTGTTAAATAACTCTGTTACTCGCTCGTTGTAGATTGTTGTATCGTAGCCGAATAATGTACCAATTTGTTGAACTAATAATAGTATTAATGCGAATGCTGCCACTAAAAATGGCTTGTGTTTTAAACGTACTTTCCAATTAATCTTCATAAAATCATCCTCCAAAAATTGAATTTTGTAATGCTATAAATACAACACCTATGACACCACTAATTGCTGCAGCTAGAAAATAACCTTTGATTTTATCACTGTTCAGTTCCATTTTTTCAACAGATTTTTCGATTTGTTTAACACTTGAAGCTGTGTTATATACGATTGGCTTAATCGTTGATACATCTTTTTCTAGTTCTTGCAACCGTCTTTCGTGGTCAGCCGCAGTAACGGCTTGTTGAAATGTTGTTTCTTGACTCATGCCCTATTCCCTCGCCTTCATGCCCTATTTAATTGAAGAAATTGAAAGCCATGAGAAGCATCGAGATTCAACACAGTGTACCGTTGCCCATCTCGTTCGCTCTCATAGCCAAAAAAATGCATAAAAAATAACGCTAGTCATTGACTGCGTTTACCTTCTGTATTTTCTAATTTACTCTTTATTTAACCAAATGCTCGAATAGTATAAACAATACCTGCATACATCACTGGCATAAACATCGTAAAAGTTCCGTTTCCATTATTATCAATACGACCTCTGACATTACGAGTTTCAGCATCGAAAATTTTACTAGTATTAAAAACAGACATTTTAACAGTTCCGGAGTAATTCCCGTCAAAAGTTGTATCATATATGCTATTAGTGGAATAATTATTTCCTGTATTACCCATAGCAGTAACTACTTTAGGATTAAACGGCAAAGTAAATTGTATATATATACTATTCTCAATTGTTCCATTCACGAAAGTAAAAGGTATTCCTATTGAGGATGGAGTTGCTGTTCCTTCCCGATATGGAACTCCTGTTTCAATAGCTAAAACATTCGCTGCCATTTCGTCACCTGTAGCTGTCGGACTTGTTGGTACGCCCTTTTCAGTGATAGCCGCAGCTATTTTCGCATTTTTATCACTGGACGATTGAAAAAGTTCGTTAATTGCTAATACTAAATTACCTTTGTTTTGGGTGGCTAGTGCATTTTTGTCTCCTATATCTACTACAGCTTTATTCCAACCAGCTCGTTCAACTGGTGTTGGATGCTTTAAATTATCATTAATATGATTAATTAAAGTTTGGTTTAATGATTGTAAATCTTGTCTTAATGCGATTTTACCGTTTGGTCCAACTGCATCATCTACTGCATAAGCCAAAGCATTCATGTCTCGTGGTACATCAGCAAACATGTTGCGATCAATCGTTGGCAAGTTTAAATTTGGTGTTGGCATATTTTCACTTCCTTTTTTAATTAAAAATACGCCACTCAAAAAGAGTGACGTTACTGTACAATATGGAACGATTGAAGAATAATCTTCCATAAAGATAGAATCGAATATATACTAAACTTTATATATACATAGTCAAGGAGATAAAAATGATAAAAACTTTAACCTCATTACGTTTTTTTGCAGCATTAGCAGTTTTTATGTCTCATTCATTCATTCTGCAGAATAGCGATAAAACAAAACCAATATTTGATCGCATTTTCTTCGAAGGATACTTAGGAGTTACGTTTTTCTTTGTACTATCAGGATTTATATTGGTTTACAACTATTACGATAAATTTGACAACTTGAATACAAAAAAACTAACTAGTTTCTATAAGGCTAGGTTCGCTCGTATATATCCTGTTTATATAGCGTCTTTTCTTATTTCTATACCACTGATATTAAAAGAAATTCCTTTCAATTTGATTGATTTTTCAATAAAAGCTCTTGCAAATATTTTTATGGTTCAAAGCTTTTTCTCAGACAGAACAATTTATTTTTCTTTCAACTGGGTAGCTTGGAGTATATCGGATGAAATGTTTTTCTATTTATTATTTCCATTTTTGGTATATTTCTTAACTAAATTTAAAAAGAAAAGCTCTAATTTATTTATTATAGCTTTCTCTATAACAACATTTATTATAACTATATTGTCAGTTTGGATATTTAAGGATACATTAAAAGCCCATTGGGTATTTTATATTTTCCCGCCTTTTAGATTTATAGACTTTTTCATTGGAATTACAATGGGAATAATTTTCTTGAAAATTAAAAGGGTGAAATGTAGTGCAAAAACATTTACCGTTTTGGAACTCACTGCTACAGCACTATTAATAGTTGCAGTTTTATATGCACCACATATACACCAAACATTAAGACTATGGGGATACTACTTACCTTTTTTAGCATTAATAATTTGGATTTTTGCTTTTCAAAAAGGATTCATTTCTCAACTAATTTCTAATAAAGTATTCATACATTTAGGGGAGATTAGTTTTTCCTTTTATATGATTCACCAATTAGTTATTCGTTATCTTGAAGGATATGTGACTTATTTAAATTCTCATCCTATCATTTTTGTAAGTGTCGCACTTTTGATATCATTAATCTCTAGTCATATAATTTATAAATACTATGAAATACCGTTAAAGAATAAATTAAATGGGCTTAAGTAAAAGAGAGCTAGAATCATTTTATTTATCGATTCTAGCTCTTTGATTGTTTTTACTACTCTCTATAACTCAATTACTTTCATTTATTATTTTATTAACGTATTAATCTCACGTTCTGCTATTTCTAAATCTACATAGAGTTGTAATTCAACTGGCTTTACATCACCAATAGTACGTACACCACCCATGATAGTTGTTGCATAAGCTTTGACTAGCCGCTTTTGTACAATAGATAATCCTTCTAAATGCAGTTCTAACATTAAATTACCTCCAACTCTGTTAATAGTGTAATAATAGTTATTTCTAACTCAGCAGCTGCTATTTCTCGATTACTTGGTTTTAAGTTTTTCAATAACCATTCTTGATAAACTTCATTTGCTGCTTTTCCTGTTTCTTCGTTATTCGTAAAAATCCCATGCTCTGTGTTTATTTGTTCCATAGTTATACCCCTTATTAATACAACTGGCTCCATCAATATAATTATTAGCTATACCATAAATCGCTACACGACCGTCACTATTTACTCCTATAGTAACGACATTAGACTTATCTACTGTAGTTTTTGTATCGCATACGATGGCATAATAAGTCTCAGGTCTGTACCCCTCTGGTAAGGTTGCAATATTGGTCCCATGTTCTGTTACACCTTCATTAATGCTGATGCGAATGTGTAAATTATTATGTTTATCAAGTCCGTATTTAAAGTTACCTTGCCAGCCATTCATTAAAATCGCTTCATGCCACGTAATATCTTCCAAATGTTCAGCAAGTTGTTGCTCTGAATTTTTAAGTGCAGCATCGATAATATCCATATTGTTATTTTGCACTTCTACATCATAAAATTCGTATATATCAGGCTTTGTTAAATTGTAATTAGGTGTTTGCTCTGCCACTAAACTCCCTCCTCGTCTATTGTGATATGTTTATAGGCACTTAGTTGTTGATGTGTATGCGTTGTTAAATCACTGTATTTTGCTCCTGTAAATACAACTGGTGTAGTTAATAATTCGTGATATTGATACTTTTTCAACGCTTTATATGGTACATGCTCGATATCCTTGTACAGATAATACATAGGGGATATATCTAACACCATATTTTGCGGTGTGATACGTTCCAATAAATCAGTTACTGCCTTGACCATACTCGAAAGCGTTAATGCTATACGAATTTTTATATACTTTTCAGAAGTACTAACTGTGAGTTCGTATTCACCTTCACCTAGTAGACTATCTAAAATGCGTTTAAGAGTGATACGAGTATACGGTGCTTGGTCATTATACTTTGCTAAAATTCTGAAACGACGTGTCTCGATAGTGTCTACTGATGAACTTGCGATTTTCAGCATGCGCTCATATCTATCAGCGCCATTTCTGTTAATCGTAGCAATGAATTGATTGTTTGTTTCATCCTCGATGATTTGCCATAAGTAGCTTAGTATCGGATTTTCCATAGCTGCTATTTCTTTTAATTCTTTGTAATCCTGCAATATAGGAGGCAGATAACTCATGACATCAACTTGTTTAACCACTCACAACACCACGTTTCGGAATAGCTTCCATATTCAATTCAATATTTGATGTATCACCATTTAATTGCGTATCGACAATATCTACGATGCCAGGCAATGCAAGTAATCTTGTCTCAATTTGTGAAATACGTACAATAACACCACTATGATCTTCTTCATATGTCACCGATTTCGCCCATTGTTCAGCCAATTCCTTAAAATAAGTATCAATAATCATTAATACATCTGTTTCAATGTCAGGCCATGAATAACCACTTTGATAAGTGATATTCAAGGTGACGTTAATAGTAGTTTCGTTAACACTTGATACTGTAACTACATGATCTATTGGAGCAGTACCAACACCTTCGCCTTGTAAGTTTAATGGGTCAACTAGTTCTTGTACTTTATCAATCAATAATTGAGTAGGCTTTCGATATTGTGCATCAATGATGGTTAGCCCGACAGTACCAGATCCATATTTAGCACGATAAACTCGTACACCGCCTACACCTTCCATCTTCCCTACTTTTTCTTTGTAGTCAGCCCTGTTACCGCCGAATTCCTGTGATTCAAAGGAATTGAAATATCGTTGACGAAAAGCCTCAGTCCCTTCCTCATCTTCCCCAGGAATAAGCACGGCTGTTAATCTAGCCCACTGTAAATTATTAATATATTCGATAGGCACAATTGGTCCCAGAAACATATTTCCTAAAGCACCAGAAGTTTCACACTCCAAAATAAATTGACCGATTGTAATTTTTTCAATTACAACATAGTTCAATTCATCCAAGCTAAATCTACTGCCGATTGGTACATCAATATTAAATTCGCCCTTTAGCTTTGCTTTAGTCGCTAGATAAGGTTTTAAACCACGCTCTGCAGCACGACGGATTAAATATTCTCGTGGGGCCGTGTCAGCATACACTAAGTCAATGAGATATTTCATAGTCATTAACATTTGTACAGTTTCTAGTGAGTTCACAACAGTAGCATTGAAGAGTGGTGATGTCTCTCGCATATCTAAATTAGGGTCCAAGGATGCCACATTTGCACGTTTCATTGCTTGTAAATCTTCGAATGAAGCATCTAGACTGAATGGTGTTGTCATGTGTATATCACCTCTTTCTCACCAGTAATATCACCAAAAATTGTGTGAGCTGTGTACTGGACGTGTACCTTATTTTTGTGAGTTGTCACCACAAAGGAATCCACTTCATTAATCCGGTCATCTTGTAATAAACATTCACGGATACGTCTAGGAACTTCACTAGCCACATATGATGTAGGCATCCCAAACAAGTCTTTTAACTCCACAAAATTATTCCAGCTGTAAATAATATGGTCATAACGCTCAATTGAGAGCATTAAAAAAATCGCTTGTTTCATGGCTTCTATTTCATCTACAAAGCCAACACAGCGATTTTTATCAATATATAATTTATGTGCTTTTGATGGCTCGATAACCTCTTCAAAATCAGGAACTAGACCATCATTTTCTAAATCTACTTGTGGTAACATCATGTCACCTCTTTATCTATAATTAAATATTGTTGGCCGCCATGAGCACGAATCATTGTGACCTTATCACCTACAACAAGACCATTATGGACCAAGAATTTCTTACGCCCTTTATAATCATGGTTGTGTGAAGCAAATTCAGCATCACCAGAACCACCAGCCCGATCTTCAGTTTTATGATCTACTGTCATTTCAACCTCGTAATCCATAACAGCTCGAGTTAATTTTAATTGCTCTTGTTCTAGCAACAGCTTTTGGTCAACTTGTACTTTTAAAGGACTTATGCTTTCTACAGTGCCATAAACAATTGTAGAAAGTTTCTGAGCATTGAGTACCCCTAGGACAATGCGTTGTATCTCTGTTAAAAAATCACCCATACTACGCAATAAAATCACCACCAATCAACTTCAAATCCATTCGATGGTCTGAATCATAAAATGTATGTTTGACCGTTTCCACCATCATAAAATTTGCAACCGTTAAATCCCCAGATACATTTGGACACCGACTTGGCTACCACCACGAATCGTTGGATCACCAAAGACTTTATTAATGTGAAGCTTTCTAGATTTGCGATTATAAAGCTTTAACATTCCATCAGCTTTTGCCTTACCGTTCTCCTTTTCATTAAGCTTATCTGTCATTTGTAAGACGCCCCAGTCATTCATTTTGGAACTGTCTTGAGCTATAAAAATTTCGCGTTTTCCTGTCTCCTTATTCTCGCGAACTAATTTTATTTTGTTATACGTATTTTCATCAATAGAAGTTGTATATTCAAACGATTCTCCTGACTCTTCGTCTATTAACAAGTCTGATTTAAGCATCTTAATGTCACGCAGATTCAATGAGCCGTAATCATCGTATAACACATATAAATTTCCTGTGTTGAGAGTTGTATCTGATAAGGCATTGTCCATAATGGTAAATAACTCTTGATTATCCTCTACTCTAGAGGCTATGACATGCTTTGTATTGGCAACTATACCTGTATTTAGTTTAAAGTCCTTTGCAATCATCTGTAGCACTTGAGCAGCCGTTTTATTCGCATATACATAAGTGTCTTTATTTTTAAAGTAGCGAAGTTGATCGTAACAAGTAACCGTAATCATGCGATTGTTTGTACGCTTTTTGGTAAAGACAAAGCCGAAAAATATTTTATGTCCGTCATAGTCGAAACGAACGGCATCACCTTCATGAAAGCCAAGTAATTCATCTTTCACAATGTTAAAAGTTAACTTACCTGGTGTACCCTTACGATGCGTTTCCCACTCAATACCTTCCTCAACAGCACATTCGAAAATACGACCCTTACTAATAATGAAAAGTTGTGATTTAGCCAAGTTTAATCACCTGCCCAACCTTTATAACATTTGGATTACTGATTTTATTTAATTTTGCTAGTTCGGTATATTTGGAGCCATCACCTAAGTATTTTTTAGCAATAGCCCATAATGTTTCACCTGATTTAACTGTATGTGTTTTTGGTGTCTCTTTGCCTGTTGTCGGGCGTGTTTGTTCTACTACAGCCTTTTGAGTAGTTGCTGTATTGGACGTGTTAGAAGCATTGCTAGATGCTGTAGCAGGCTTTGTTACAATACGTTTGTTGCCATAAGCCTTGTACTGTTTTAATGAAATTCTAACTGTTACATCAAAGCCATTCTCTGCCGATTCGATGATTTCGTAATCTTCAATAGTTACCGTCATATTGGTATCAAAAAGGAGATTACCATTTGGCATCATACGATTTACAATGAATTGAAAAGGCTTGTCATCAACCTTCAATTTCTCTAATTTTTCTAGATAAAACGTAGCTGGCTGAAAACCATTCGTATAAACAGCAAACGGATATTTGACGTTTGGGAGTAATACCTCAAACTCAATATCCGTTAGCCCCGGCTTTTTAATTACATTTACTTCTCCATCGTTCAATAATACGATGGTTTCGTTTCTACCATTAATCTTCGTAGATAATTCTGGAGGCGCAACAGGAAACTGTACACCATCCATAAAAAAGTTATACATATTCCGTTGGCCCTCCTTCTGCTAACATTTCTGCGGCTTCTTCTGTTTTTTCAACAAAATGATCTACAATACCATCAAGGTCCATTTCGTTATTGATGTGGTTTTCGCTACGAGCGTCAATGTGAATTTCGGCTGTAGTATAACGGTTAATAGCTTCACGATCAGTAATATCTCGAAGATACTTTAAATCCTCATTTAACATCTTAATACCATCTGCTGCTTTTTTTGTATTATCGGCAGTTTTCTTTCCAGCATCATTACCCTTATCTAGTTTGTCACCTAGTGCTAGGGCATCATCTATTGCTTTCTTTATTTGATCATCGGTATTATTTTTATTTTCATCCTTTTTGAATAGGTTAGCACCCCAGTTGTAACCTGTATCCCAAGCAGCGCCTAAAGATTTCATTTCCATTTTAGGAGCTTCCCAGTAGTCAGTAGGAGCCTCGCCTACCCAATCACCTAATGTACCTTTGAGACCTTTTAAATCACTGGTAATAGACTTACTATGACCAAATTCTGTACCTACTTTTAAACCTATATTAGAAGCAACACTTTCTGGCAATAAATTTATAAACCAATTCCAAGCTTGGATAGCCAAGTTTACCGCATCAACAATGGCGTTAACAAAGTTTGTAGCAAAACTGTCCCATCCACTTGTCATCGAAATAATTACATCTAACACGTTGGTAGCCAAGTTATAAAACAATCTTTTTACTGAATACATCGGGTGTTTCCACACATTTACAAAAAATTCGACATATGAAGCCCACATATTCCACAGATAAGCTATTACATTATAGATTGCTGAACCCAACACCATGAATGCGCCTGCAATAATTCCGGTGGCACTAATAGAGGTTCCTGCGAAGTGATTTATTACTGCTACACCGAGATAAAACAAACTAATTAAAACCACTATAGCACCTATTAACCAACCAATGGGGTTTGCAGCTATTGCGATACTCAAGGCGGCCATTGCGGCAGTGAAACCATATGTTGCCCAAGTTGACAACACAGTAGTTGCAACATACCACAAATTGCGTAATGATGCAGTTGCAGTCATGAATGCATTAATCGCAATTTGCCTGTTAGTCCATGCCCATGCTGCTGCATTAATAATAAGTGCTGCTGTAACCCTCCGACGACTGGAGCAATAAATGACCAATTATCATAAATAAAGGCACCTACAGATGCGATAGTATTAAGCGCATAACTAGCGAGTGTAGCAACTAATTGCAATGATTGACCCGCACTTTCTCTAAATGCTGCAAATCGATCACTGTTAAATATATTGTTAATACTTTGTAACACATCTTTAAACGCCCATAGCGCTTCATTTTTGAATGCAGTCCATATTTGCTCAAAAGTAAGAGGCATTGAATTAAATTTTCCATTGATGTCATCTGCTGCCGCGAACATTGCATTTTTAACGACGCTAGCTGTCAATTCTCCATCTGCTGCCATTTTGCGGATTGCACCAATCGAAACACCTAAATGGTCAGCTATATTTTGGATAATTGTTGGAGCTGACTCAAATACGGAGTTTAATTCTTCGCCACGCAATACTCCTGAACCTAGCGCTTGGGTTAATTGTAAAGTTGCAGATGCTACCCCTTCTGCATTTGTTCCAGCGATACCAAATTGTTTGTTTAGCAATTCTGCGAACGCAACAACCTCTGCGGTATTTCCGAATGCGTCTTTTGCATTCATACTCAACTTACCAACTAAATCTGCTGTTTGAGTATATGGTGCATAGGAACGTTGTGCAGCATCAAAAATTTGTTGCTGTAATTGTTGCACTTCGGTTAAACCACTTGCATCAAATTCTATGTTAGTGTTAATAGGGTCTACTTTTGGCATACTTTCGACAGCTAAATTTAACCGGGCATCAATATTAGTCATTTCATCCGATAATTTAACGACATCACTTATCGATTGTAGAGTTAAGTATGCCGCGACAATGCCCATAATTTTGCCTAACAACTTGTCAGCAGCATTTGTACCATCCCTTATATGATTTGTGAATCCTTGTTGGGCATTGTCAGCATCACGGACTTCATTTTCAATTCGATTAAATTGATCAGCAGCTCTTGCTAACTCTCGTCTAGCGATTTCGATGCTTGATGTATCCATCATATGACCAGATGCAGCATTCATCGCTTCCATTTGGTTAACCATCATTGAAACAGCATTATGCATAGCTTTCATTGGTTGAGTTAAACGATCTTGGATTTGAATTGCTGTTCGAATAGTTGCCATGACCTCACCTCTTTTTAAGCATAATAAAAAGCCACTACAAAAAAATTAGTGACTTTACTGAATAACTTATTTACACATATTAAAAATATTTCGAATCATACGTGAATCTTGCTATTCCAAATGTATTATTTTTAATTTCTAAAATCCATACACCCTCCACTTTATCAGATACTTTTTCATATCTTAAAGCATAGTTAGTATCGGCTTCCTCCTGCATTGTTGACTGTGGTACAATCCCAAACATAGGGAATATATCTTCCTCTTTATCAAAATTCATTGTAGAATTGTCATATCCCATATATTGACCGGAATAGACGTTTAATCTTACTACTACATCATCAAATAATATAAATTCATATTTGTTCTTTTCATATATAAATAATTTACCTACAATACTTTGATTGTTTTTGGGTATTGACCACTCAAAATCTTCAACACTTTCTGGCTCACCCATAATTTCAATCAATTGTTTACTACTAATTTTACTGAATTTTGTAACATCTGTGATCACTTCAACTGAACTTTTCGCGTCTTTTTTATCTGAATTTTGATTAGTCCCTATTATTATAGTAACAATGATAGAAAGTATAATGACTGTCAAACAGCCAATCGGTAAACACCCTTTCTTTTTAGGTTGGGCATTGTAATTATTATAATTATTCTTGCCTGTATTGATATCTGCTGGTCTACTACTTACTTGCTCAGTAGCTGGAGTATTCGATGTTTTAAACATTTTTTGAATTAGCGTTTTATATATCTTGTCATCAATTTCTAGTAAGCTTTTTTTTCCATCTTTAAATTCAATAGCGACAAAGTGTGTACCTTTGTTTTTTGCACTCAGTCCAGCAAGTAAACCAACAGGACCCAACAACACTCCGCCTACCAATCCACGAGAAACTCCTGATATAGCACTCTTCCTATGTTCTTCCGTAATCAACTCATAATTTTCCACTGTAGTTTGGTTTAATTCTAAAATCTTTTTAAACCCTGAATTAATACTAATTAATTCTGAAATTTTTAATACTGAACAATTTAAATAATCGCCTGCAATAATTTTATTTTTAGCCACATTATCCCCTCCTTATGTACTATTAACACTATACATGGATAATAGAGGGAATTCTAATACTATTTTCATACCTTTACATAATCATTATCTCTTTCCCTTACTTCTGCCTTTTGCTCCTCTTTTCGCCTCGCGTTCTTGCTTTTTATCATCTTCAATCTTAACTTGCACAGAAGCGATAATACACGCTTTATCAAAAAGAGATAAAGTCATATATTCAGACGGTAGGCGACGCTGTTTTTGCACCCACCAATGCATTATATTGGCGTCACCATCACCGTCCTCTATTAGTTTTTTACTTCTTCAACCATATCCTCAAGTTCGGCTTCATAACCGTTTACTTCTTGTGCTGCTGCTGAAGCATCTGCAATTTCACCAATTGTTAGCATCTTGCCAAGTAGAGAGTCTGCGCCCATTGCTTTGTATGAATCCTGTAGTTCTTTATTATTTAAGTTAGGAAATACAATTGATTCAACTGTTAATAATCGTTGATATTTAAAATGGTCAAAGTCTGTATTAAACTGACCCTTACGTTTTCCTTGTGTAATCATAGATCGTTTTGTACATTCAGACTTTAATTCAGCGTCACGTTCTGGTGACACTGACGCAAACTCCCATTCAATAGGATTACCCTGTTCATCTACGAAACTTTTTGAAATAGTACGTTTAATATTTTCATTTTGCTTTTTGTTATGTGCAAAGAATGCTTGTAAATTAGACATTTTATAATCACCTTATCCTTTTTATAGTTGTAATTGATAAAAAGAGCCTGCCATAGCAAGCCCTTATTGCATTTCTGGTAAAATAGAAAATTCCTCTGGCATATCCCAATCCTCGAAAGTAAAGTCTACAGAATCCTCTAGATAATCTGCATCTGCATCAAGTGCTGCGACAATACCGCCATCCATATTACAATCAATTAATATTGTCGTCTGCCGGCCAACTGTAGCAGAACCATCTTCATTCGTTATTTGAATATCGAAATAAATATCTTCCCCAGTATCTTTATAACGTTTCAATAGCTTTCTAAATATTGATGTATTGAAATGGAACGTGGCAGATCCAGTACCTTCCCATCCAGTAGATTTATTACCTTTACCTGTTCGTCCCATGATCGGCACTTGAGTTTTTGTTTTATCCATACGTGCTTCAATATTAATAAGCTGTGCAAATTTATATCGATTCCCTTCAATTGTTACATAGGCGACACCTTGAGCACCATGGACTGCATCACGAGCATGCATGGTATTTTCAGCGAAGTATTGAAGATCCAATGGAATTAATATTTTGTTTGGTTTCAAATCGATTCCTCCTCTTAAGCCACCATCGTTGTCACATAAAGTTGTGACATCGTTAAAGTATTTGTAATTTCTTCTTGCACTACAACCGCACGTTTGGATTCACCTTGTCCAACAAATAACTTTTCTTTATCGTAATTTTGGATAGCTCGAATACGCTGCATTTCCCCACGATGTTTACCAATATCGTTCCATAGTGAAATGCGACCATCTGGATCATTCGGCACTTTACCCAGATAGCGAGTATTAAATAGATGCGCTGTATCGATTGCAAGTTGATCCAGTACTCGAATAGTTTGATTGAATGAGAAATCCTCATTTTTATCTGTTCTAAATGATGTGAAAGTATTTACATCTTCTAACACATTGAAATCATCGCCCACTCGATGGAATACGTATTTACCTGAGTTTAGAAGTATTGTTAATTGAGGTTGAGTCTTTGTTTCAGACATATCAAGCTCATGCTCACCATCGTAAATGCGATTTGTATTTGATTGATTAACAACTACGCCAGCTTGTACACCTGTAGCCCAATAAACAGCGCCAAATACTTCTTCACCATCACCAATAGCATCATTTTGAATATCTATGATGCCTTCATGATCTGCTTTCCCAAGCTTATGGCCGATTAATTGGAACTTGCCTCCAACCTCATCACGAATACGTTTTGTGTACTCTATATATAGCGATTTAATAGTAGAATCTTCTGATAAGCATCCTAATGTGTTAAAACCATATGCCCCCAATTCATCTAACGCCATTTGATGGGGTGTTCCAGCTGTTAACGCTGTAGCTCCGTTATTTCCACCTGTTAGTGGTGTACCTGCAGTTGCACTTAAAGTAGCATCCTTTTTGAAGTCAACGAAATCATTATTTTTTAAATCTGCAGCAATTGAAATAGCGTTTTGTTCATCAATTAAAGTACCTGCAATGAGTGTTTTTACATCCCATTTTGACGATTCGTCTACATTAGCTTGAATAATGATTGTAATGTCATTACCACGTATTCCTTTACATTTAGCTATAGCGAATTCATTTTCAGCCTTTGAACCACCTATATTCAATTTGCAAATAAATGCTGTAAGGGCACCTTTAAATAAATCCCTAATTCCTTTCAATTTTGGATGTGTGTAATCGTAGCCAAATAGCTTTAAAGAGTCTTTTTGCAGTTCCTCTTTTGTGATGGTCATTACAGCATCATCCATTCCCCAATCAAGAGCTATAGGTAACGCAGCATAACCTCGATCAGATAAATTTAGGAATGCTCGTGCCTTACTAATGAAATTTTGATACGTACCTGGTAAAACTTTATTTTGTGTAAGCCAAAATCCGCCACCCAAAGCCATTACGCCTTACCTCCTTCTTCAAACTCTTTTAGAATCCCATCCACATTAGCGAATGAGTATTTTTTGTTGTCCTCTAGTAACGCATTCAAAGCATCACGACGATGAACGTATTTTTTACTTTTGATTAATTGATCTTTTGTGAATGTTTGCAAAGTATCTTCTACAGCCTTTTTTACATCTTCACTTTTTACAGGTTCAACTTTTTCCTGTATTTTAGTTGCCGTCATTAGGTATCACCCTTTGCTTATTGATGTATTGCTCTAATGAGCCCATGAAAATCTTTTCTTCAACCTCTTGCAAGAAGAAATTAAAATGAATAAAATTATGACCAATCTTATCTACTACCTCACTGTTTGCTCCTGTACCAAGCATAAGAGAGCCATTTAACAGTGTTAATTCTTTTAGCGCTTGTTGTACCTTCAAAGTCATATTAGCGCTCTCTGACGCACCACGAGAAGGGAAATACTGCACATTAAAAAGTGTTGTAACCTTCCATCGGCCACCGATTTGTCTTATATGCTCAAGGTTCAAAAATTGAATTAAAAAAGCAGGAGTTTTAAACCCCTGCGGTACTTCATCAATATACTTTTTGTAGTTATCACCAAAAGCTTGATGAAGCTTAACGGATATAGCGTTTTGAATATCATTAATCTCCATCGAAAGCCTCCCTTAACAGCGTGTATAGTTTTCTCTCAAGTATTGCTGGCGCCTGTTGTTCTACTTGGTCAGCACTTATGGTCATCATGAATAGACCATTTACCCAGCCTTGGTGATTAGAAGTGCGATGACCAAATTCAACGTATTGCGCGTAATCTACACTATTGATAACCTCTATTTCATAGTTAGCACCACTCTTTTTTACTTGTCCAATAGTCCACCCACGCCGTAAAGTTCCTCCATTTACTTTCGCTACTGGAGTACGTCTAATTACTTTACCTAACATTCTAGCTGCTAACTCCTTGGCTGCGGCTTCGCAAAACTTATCGAAATCAGCTCTTGCCAACTTCGCTAACTTTTTCTCAAATGCTTTCAATTGTGCTAAATCAACACGTCCACCACTACCCATTATGCGTACCTCTCGAATGCTTCAAGTTGTATTTCCTGATGGTCCATATAAACAGCAGGCTCACCACTCCTTGCATACTCAGCGGTTTTACCATGCTGCGTCACGACGATTTTAGAGCCTGCTGGTATATCAAGTTCAGGCGCAATAAATAGTTTAGTAGTCTGAGCTAGTATTGCTGGACTGCCTGTCGGAGTAGTTGATGTTTGCTTTTCAAATGATAGCTTGCACTTTTGGTCAGTAAATAGTGTCACTTCTTCGTGCTTTGTAACATGAGTAATCGGATCAGTGACTTCTTGCCATACCTTGACCGTACACAACCCTTTGTACAACGACTCTACAGCCTTACGTCTCGCGCTTACCATGTGAGCACCCTATACTTTATAAAGTCTGTATTGCCATGTTGTAGATACAAGATAAAAGCATCGAATTGAGCTTCTGGAGTCTTATTCGCTTCAACAGCAAACACTACATTCGTGTCACCATCCTGCACCTGTTTTGCAACAGCTTCAAAGTTAAGAGTTTCAATATCTAACAAGCCCATAGCCTTTTTATTAAGCAAGAACTCTCCAACTACCATATCAATGGCAATTTCTTTTAAGCCCAACGGAATCATTGTTAGATTCGTTTGGTTATTGATGTGATTAGTCACTTTATCGATAGCAAATTTAAGCAACATATCATCTGAACTACTTGGAGCACTAGATAAAGTCACTCCAAGTGCAGATAAACGCATTACTACATCTAGATACATGCGAATCACTCGCTTTCAGACGTTTTTGACCTAGGAGTCTTTTTTGGCTCCTCTAAACGTTCCATTATGGATTCATTGAGATATTTTTCATCAATAGTCAATTCGTCACCAACTAAAAAGCGCTCACCCTTATAACGTATAGGGAAAGCGCCATCTTTAACTTTTACTTTAATGTTTGCCACTACCCTCAACCTCCTTAGGCAATCGGTTGTGCTTGGAATACGTTTTGTGCTTCTGGGAATGAAGGGATTGCTGTAGCTGCTGCTTTTGCCCATGTTGTAATCGGGTCTTTTCCTTCTTCATACAACATACCAATAACCTTACCAATAGTTGTCATTTCTACATCGCCTGAGTTGCGGATAAGTCGAGATTCCTCAGGTGTTGGTCCGTAAAGCGATTCACCTAGTTGTCCATCACCGAACATTACGAATTTGTTATCAGGGAAGTAGCTCTTTGTTGTATATGTGCCATTTGCATTCTGTTCGCGATACTTCGTGTTAGCACTTGATTCATACACAGCGATAGAAGGTAGCCCCTGTTGTGTAAAGAATGCGTTTAAATCTGTTAAATTAGCTACACGAGCCGAACCAGCACCATATAAGTAGCCAATAATTTTTGGATTACGCAAAATAAGCCCTGCAATTTTTTTGGATGTTAAAGCACGAGTTGGCGTAATATCTAATGTATCAGCCCAACGTTCAAGATCTCCTAAAATGTCCTCAGTACCTGTGCCCCAAATATCAGTTCCAGCAAGAGATTCTTTGTGATCAGTTGGCACACCGTAATCAACTGAAATAGTAGGCGATGTACCATTAGCGCTGTTTAATGCTAATTTCAACTCACCTGTTGCCAGCGCTTGCATACGCATTAATTCAACACGAGCGCGTACATCATTTGCTGCTTTGTCGATTAAGTTGAATACACGTTGCATTAAATACTGTTGTTCCTGTGCTGTACGAGGGTTTTGTATAGCCATTAAATCTTTTTCTGTGATTTGATACTTTTTCTTGATATAAGCAGCCTCTAACACCTGCTTAGCTGCATCTAGCGAACCAATTTCTGCCTCTGTATCAAAAGCGTGTACCTTTGCAATGACAGGCAATTCGTTAGCCCCTACAAGGTATTCAAATTCAAGTGTATCGTGTTTAACTTCTGGAAAAAGAGCTTCACCAATACCATATGTTTGGTACTTTCGCTCTTTCATGTAATCTAATACTGTTTTTTGATCAAATAACTCTAAAATGTCTGGCATATTGATTTCCCTCCAATTATCGGAATTTAATTTCTTTTAATGCTGTTTTAGCTGCAGCATCTGGTGCTACAGGTAGGCGATCTTCTAAGATATAAGCCTCTACAATCAAAGAACCAGGTTGCGGCCCATTTGTTACATCAACATCTGTGTATAAAACACCTTCTGCTGTTGCATCATTTTTAGGTAAGATAGTACCTGCCTTTACGATTTTCTTTCCATTCGCATCTGCTGTTACACCTACATCACTCACTAAATACGTAAATGCTTGTACTTTTGATGATGCTAAGAAGTTAACACGTTGGAATTTTTCGATTGGTTTTACATACGGCATGTATAGCCCTCCTTTTAATTAGGTCCAAGGGGTTTTATCTGAACCACTTGAACCTTTTTCGTTCGCTATTTTTGCGAAGTTAGTACCTACATCACTTGTGCCTGCACTATTGTCTGCACCTCCAGCAGGATTCCACCCTCTAAATGTGGGTTGTTGCTTTTCTGGCACAAATAAAAAGGACTTTGATTCTTGCAACGATTTAAGTTGCTCATCAAGTCCTTTAGTGACTTTGCCATCCTTGCTTAATTCGATTGTATTTCGATCAATAAGTCCTGCAACTAAGTCCGAATCATGTACTTTGCCAGATAAGGCTAATTTCAATGCACTTGATAAACGTTCATCTTTAAGTTCTTGCTCGTGTTGCTGTTTAGATGTCTCATTTGTTTGTTGGAGTTCAGTGATTTTTGCTTGAAGCCCTTCAACATCTACTTTCTTCAATTCTTCAAGTTGTGTATCTCGCTCAGATAATTGAGTTTCAAGTGAACTTTTAGCAGTAGACAACTCGTTATATTTTGCTTTTGGTACCACATGCTTTGGAGCTTCTTTTGCTGCATTTGCCACAATTGTTTCAATCTGATCATCTGCAATACCAGCAGTTTTAAGTAATTCTTTTAACCAATCCATTTTCATTACCTCCATACATTTTTATACAGGTCTGTGCCTGTTGGTGGTGTTCGCTTCTTTATGGTCTTGCCTTTAAAAAGACCAAATTAAAAAGCCGTGAAGTCACGACTTATTGTTCTTCATACATACCATTAATGACATCCACTTTGGCGCATTCTAATAAACCTAAAGCCTCGACCGAGCTTCCATCAGATGAAACTACTTTGATTGTGCCATCTTTCGTTTTAATAATGCTTATTACCATTTCGATATCTTCAACATGATCTAAAGTATCTTCCAACGATGCCCTTGGTGTGATAACGCCATCGCGAATTGCTTTCTTTTCACGAAAATCAATCACAGAACATCACTCCTTGGCACACCAATAATGCTACTTAATTTACCGTCTATAAAAATAGCGATTGTTTTTGGCGTTAAATATTCAATTGTCAGGATATAGGACGGTTTTATTTTCATGCTACAAACCTCGCCTCCCACTCAGGATATTTAATTTTTGAATCAATGTAGTAGACCTTACCATCACGACCACGAGCAATCCTTTGACTGACATCATCTTCAAAATACGGTGCTGTGGTCGTTCGACAAAAGGGTGGAAAGGATTTGCTGTTACACCAGGTTCAAAGTCTGTCATCTTAAATACCTTGCCATCCATCGATTGGCAAATATCACTCGTCTTACCATCAAGCGTAGCAATAATTTCATATCGCTCGATACTTAGCTCGTTAAATGCATCCTTTTGAGCCGAAGCACTAAAAAAAGCCGATTCTGTCATCACTAAACGCTTAATTTGATAGCGTGTGTTTTGAGAACCTAGCTTTTTGTGTAATGTGCTAATAATCTTTTCTGGGCCTGTACCTTGAGCAACAGATTGAATTAACTCTGTGTGTAGTGTATTAAGTAAGATGTTTTTATCTCGCCATATCTTTTGGCTGAATGTTTGACCATCAGCAGTCCATGGTTTACTAATTACTTTCGTTAGCTTGGTTTCATCAAGTGCCTGTAGAGTAAAGCCAATCTCAAAAGCTTTTTGTACCTCAAATGCTGTGTGATAGTACTGAGTTTGATACGTTTCTTTCATCAGTCGCTCAAAGCCCTCAATTTGCCCACCATACAGCTTTTCTACATGTTGCTGTAATTGTAGTTGCAAACTCTCTAAACGACTTATATGGACGCGAGAAGACGCATTTTCGAGTTGTTTCATCCACTTTTGATTTACTGCATTCTTTTTGCCATAATCGATATATTCCTCTACAGTCCATCGGAACTCTCGTAATTCATTGCTTTTTAGAAGCTGCTTGGCTTCGTCTAATGTGATTTCATTGTTCTTAGCAAAGCGTTGATACCATTTAGCAATATCCTTTTCGATTTCTTGCATAGTCTGGATATACGCTTTCTCGAGATCCTTATAATAACTCGCATTCTTCTCATGCTGTGATTGCTCAAGCATTTCGAATCGTTTACGCCAGTAGTCTCTTTGTTTGTTTGCCATAACATATCACCTGAATTCTTAAACTCATGAATATTACTAACGACTTTTAGTTGATGCGATAACAAAGGGTAACTTTTATTCGGGTCACTTAAATTTAAAGGCAACACACCATAACCACCATTATTATGACAATAAACTATTACGCCACGTACTTTAAATCTCTTACCCAAAACATTCATCACAGTTCCTTCTACAATATCCTTTTCAAAAATCAGTTCACCATCGATAGATATTGCAATAGCTCTCATTTCTTTACTGGAACAACTAGGTAACTTTACTTGTTCCTTTATTAAATCATCAAAAGTGAATACAACCATTTGATCGCCTGTCCACACTCGATAAGTTTTAATTATTTGTGATTCCATTTCATCACCTCACTTATTACAGAATAAAAGAAAGACCTCGTTTATTCAGCGATTTCATTGTTTTGCTTTTGTTGGAAAGTGGTGTCGTAATTATCAAACTCATTCATACGTTCCTGACGTTCTTTCTTGTTTCGTTGCATCTCTAATGGCGGATCTTTTACATAAGGGTGCTGCGCTACCTTCGTTTCTTCAGACAAGTAAGGTGATTTATTTAATACTTCAACAACTTCCATCTCGTTAATTAAGATGTCACGATTAAAAATGATATTTACATATTCATCTTCATAATCCCCTTGTCCTGTGTTTGCTAAATGAACATTGATAAACCATAACAATTCCTCAAATGATGCTTGGAACTCTGTTTCAATACCATCTGCATCAAGATCAATCTCACTGTACATGGCCCTAATATTTAATTGATTTGGGTTATTAGCCATACGTTCGTCTTTCGCATCATAGCCTCGTCCATTCTCAATCAAAGCCTTTTTAAACAGTGATAGAATTATCTTATAATTCTCAGGGTTAACTTCAACAGTTAATGTTTCTACACCGCCTTGGTTTTCCTTATTGCGGACCACTTTAACAACACCGTATTGTGCCAAGTTTCGCCTAAATTCCCCTAAATTCTGCCCTCCATAGTTATACAGAACAAGAAGTGTATTCCGTGCATCTTCTTGCATGTTGTTTTCAAAGTCGCTTAACATGATATTGATGCCGTCTTGTAGCGACTTCACACGCTTAATAAGTGGTATTTCCTTGTTATTGAATTTAAACGGTATCAAAGGAGTTCGTTGCCAGTTCATACTTAATTTATTTCCGCCATCATTAATAGTGATATAAGATGTCAGTACCTTCGTTACATCTTGTACAAGACGTCCTGAGAACCACTCATAATGTTCCACACCATTGGCGCTATAAACCTCTACCTTTTCAACTACAACCTCTCTATCACCTTCGTATGTCTTTACAGGATATACGCGAATTGCGAAATCAAGGATAGTCTGTTCTGAATCCTTCCAAAATGGAATAATTTCATGTGGCTGGAACCTTTTAATAACAAACTCACTATTTTCATCGTAATACGGATATAACCAGCCAATACCGCCATTCAAGGCGTCCTGACCAACACTTCTTATTGTTCTATGGAATCGTTTATTGAAAATCTCTTGTAATTTCTTTGAATACTCTTCATTTTCAGTTTCAATTGTTATTGGCTTACCAAGTTGATAGTTTACTTTTTGGTCAACAAGCTTGGCATACTGATTATCTAGTATCTTGTTATTTGGTAAGTTTTTATTAACCTCCAAACGCCCACCTTCTCCAATAACTAAACGCTCTCGCTTTAATATCTCTTGCTCGCCTTCGTAGTAATTTTCGCCCGTAAGCATCCACTTTCGCTTCTCTGACTTTTTAAACTTATTAATCTCGTTCTCGAGCCATTTGATGTCTGTTATTAAATCATTTGCACCAGTTGTTATATTTTCATTGATGACATCTGTGTCTGTAATGGCACCCTGGTATGGAAAATAACTCATGTATTCACCTCTTTCTAATCAAAACTGAATGTTTCTCCTACTCCTATTTTTTCAGCAATGCCAGTAGTAGCGTCAGGAGCATCATCGTGAGCGTTTTTACCTTCACGTTGATACTCAGTCATCGCCTTGTAATATTCAGGCCATTTATCTTTCCAATTGATAGGGAAATAAATATGATTCATCACCCATGTTGAATTGGATAGAATACGAGCTATTTTGTTATTTGATTGATGGAAAGGCTCGATGTATGTGTAATTGCTGTTGTGTTCTTCCATCAATATTTTCTCTACAGAACGAGTAAAACCACGCCCTCCACCATTTGATTCGATGTAAGCATGATTTACTTTGTTGTCGTATAGCATCTTAGCTGTATCAGGTTCCGTTTCTTCCATAGGAGCTTTTGTATACAATACATCAAGCACATAAGCCTCGTTATCAAAAGTAGCACCATAAACGATACTGCAAAGGAAGTCATCTCCTGTATCTGCTGTATCCGTGTAGTTCTGAATAGATTTGAAAGTAGGTAATTCACCGTCATACGTCTTGAATGCTTTATAGAGTCGCCCTTTAAGGTCTAAAGGTTGCTGATAATAGTTAGCATTTAAAATAGCCTCATCCATAAAGTCGGATAAGGCATCAAAGTTTTTCCTATTCAACAGCTCTGGGCAAAGCATGTTTCCTTCTTCATCCATAGCTGGCATCATCAAAACATACCATTCAGAAGCACGTTTACTTTCAAGAATACGGCCACAAATGTCCTTTTTACTCCATCTAGTCATGTTGACGATTTTAATTGATTGGTCCGTTTGTTCTTGTCGAGAAATGAATGTATCTACAAAGAATTGCCATTGTTTATCTAGAGCATTTTCATTTTGAGCTTCAGCGGCATTTTTTATTGGATCGTCAACAATTAGAATGTTACCGCCCTTACCTGTAATAGAACCACCAAGTCCAGCGCCCTTATAATTGAAATGCTGTCCTTCTAACGCCCATTGACGATATGATGAGTCACCTTTTTTTATCTTTACATTAGGGAATATGTCACTATAAACAATTTCATGTGGATATATCTTTTCTTCACTTATCCCATCACGAGTATAACGGCTAAATGCTGTTGCTAAATCCTCGTTATAAGATACAGTAATAATACGGTTTTCCTGCCTATCTCCTAGCACCCACTCACAAAAATGAATTAATGTACGTGACTTACCATGACGAGGAGGTATGTTCATAATCATGTTTTCGTATGGCACACCATCTTCATTAAGCAAACGACCTTCATACAATGCCTGTAACGTTTCACAAATTGTTTCTAAGTGTGTACGCCCATCAATGTAGAAATCAGGCGCTCGTGTCTTGCAATACTCCCAAAACGATTGTCTAGAAAGGTATTTTCGTTCCTCAATAAGTGCATCTAACAGTTCGATTTCGGCTTGTTCTGCATTCATTGTTTCGTCATCCCTTTCAATCGTTCAATCGCCTCTTTGCGTTGTTCTGGTGTCATGTAGGCGTATTTATTATCTTCTGAACCAACTACATTGTCTTTTCGATATTGCTCTATTTCGATGCGTTTAGCTTCGGTAGAGAATTTCAATTGTTCATTCTGTAGCTGCTTACGCTCGTTTTCATTGAGTAAATCCATATGCTTTGAAAGAAACTCAAGAGCTTTCATCTTGTCAGCAAGTTTGACAGTAATGCCGTCTTTGCCTTGCTTTACTTCGGTTATTAATGTTCCATCTATTTCAGTAGATTCATTCAAATGAACATAGTTAAATGCATAAGTTTTGATGTTACCATGCATATCTAACTCTGGTTGACCATCATCGTTGTAAATGACTTCTTCTTGCCTGCCGAATTTCATATAGTCTTTAATGTCAGCAAAGGCAATATCTATCCACTTTTGAATTAGCGTTCGTTTATCAAGCAGCGCTTCCTCGGTTAAACCATCTCGAACCTTAATGATTCCTTCTCGAATCTTAGTATTTCTAAGTAGTTGATTGCCATTAGTCATTGCTGTTGAATAAGCACACCCATAAGCCTTTTGATAAGCCTTAGTAGCATTCCAACACTTCACATAGTAAGCAATAAATAAGCGTTGTTTGTCATTTAAGCCACTTTCGTCATCATCACTAAAATAGATAACTTCATCATCGGATGCATCCTCTTTTATGGTTGCAACCTTTGTTATTTTGGTTGCATCCTTTTCAGTTGCATCCCTCGACCACTTTTCGCGGCTTTTTCGGCTCTTTAGTGTACCGAGCTTTATCTCATGCTTTTCAGCAAGATCAGCAAGTGTAATCTTAGTGGTTTCCCACTCCTTTTTTATTTCATCCCAATTAGCCATATCTCATAAACACCACCTCCAGAATCATGTCTGGTTCACGATGAACCTGACCTATTTATGTATTTCACTCTCAAAAGTAAGTACCGAATAGTCGGCGGAGGAGGAAACTCTGCTCGATACTCACTTTTCAGGGCAAAATAAAAAGCACCCAATAGGATGCTACTTACCTTCTAATATATATTTTTTCATTTCTTCAAAGTCAGATTCTCCAATCTCATCTATTAATTTTTCATACTCTTCTTTAGTCAATAAATTATTATTTTCTAAAATTTTTGCTAATGCTCTTGTTCTAGTCCAATTGTGAATTGCGGTATGAAATAGACCATCAAACATAGTCCATTCTTTTTCTTCATCAACTATTTCGCTAATTTTGAATGAGAAGTAAACAATAGTGTTTTCGTTCAAATTACCTTTATGACTACTTACAAGATTAGTAATTTTGGATTCATATTCTAAGTTGATATCAGGTAGTTTCACTCTGACTTTATCGTTTTTAAGTAAAGTTGAATACAGATTAAAGTTGTTCTCTCCTGTTACTTCAAATCCTACCTGAAACTCCTTTATTTCTTCATTTACTTTTTCAACATTTGCGTTAATTTTTACACCGTTAATTATTATTAACACAATATTCACCCCCTTTATCGTTTTCATTATTTATTCGACAAAGAAAGCTAATATCCTTCATAAAAGTATACTCTCAAAACCACACCAAACTCCGCCCCCCTCAACTCAAAGTGTTTTGGCTGTTTGATGCAGTTTTCAAAGCAAAAGTCGATGTTCTATATTGAACCATCGTTTAATTTAACTCTGGTGCATGGTGAACCAAAGCATAATAAAAAGCCTTACCGTGCTAGTGATAAGGCTCGTCTACTGCGGTAAAATATTTAATTGTCGAATGCTCACTTGCGACTCGTGGTAGAGCGACACCACGTTATTATTTGTAAAGCGAATTGTGTTTTAGATTTATAGTGCATTTCCGTGCACTTTGTTGCTAGTAAGTTTGACTGAATTATGGAAAGTGGACGAAGTTCACATAAAAACCACTCCTTCAGCATTTTTTAGCCTTTTATATTAATTAAGATACCTAATCTCTTAAAAAATACGGGCCGGCCAAGTTTGTCACGCTCCGAACTAGTCTGTCGAGCGCTGGTCGGTCGTCGGTCTGTCTGTCCTGGTAATTTATTGATTTGAAAAATACCAAGGGAAGAAACATTTACCTGTCCGACCTCCCCTTCATTTTACACTGTATATTATTTAAAATGATACGTTTGGAACATTTGGAACATCTGTCACACTTGGCACATTTGGAACATTTGTAACACCTATTCTTTTAATCACACTACTCAAATCACACCTCTCCAATTACTTACGCATTTATCTAAAATCTGTTAGATTATTCTCAAATACATGTAAGAGGTGATTTAATTGCTAACTGAAAAGAAAAAGTGTCGTGACGAACTTCTAATTGCCTTCAAAAACTTAATTTCTTCCAAAGGAAAGAATGAATTCTCTATTCAAGAAATAAAAGACTACATGCTTCGTAATGGTGCCAGTTCTTCCGAAAAGACTATTGAAATTCATATTCGATATCGATGTTGTGCTAATGCTGAAAAACGATACCATACCAAAAATTATGATGATTTAATAATGCTAGAGAACGGATTGTACACTTTAAATACTAAATAATGTGAAGTAACCCGAAGGTCACTTCATCATCATATCAATAACTCGTTCTCTCACTCGTTGTACACTTGTATGGCTCATATTAAGCTTTGCACCAATCCAACGGAAAGGCATACCCTCTAGCAACCAGAAAAGTACTTCTTGTTCAATGTCACCAGTAACCTTGTCTGTTAGATTTTGAACCGATAGCAATTCATCTTTAATTTTGTTGATGCGCACTTCTCGTGATGCTCTGATTTGAACATGTGCATGCACTGGATCACTTGTACTTCCAACAGCTTTCGGCATTGTTGCCTCAATACCATACTTTGTTGTAGATGCTGCAGCTGTTAATGAATCAAGCTCATCCTTCATCCTCATGTACTTGCACATGTTGTCATGGTACTTCTTAATTGCCTTGTCTAGTTGGTAGCGATTTAGTTGTGTATTCTCTTTTAACATAGGTTTGCCCTCCTAAGTTGTGGTATAATGACTTATCTGACTAGCCGAAGGGCATGAACCAATTCTTTGCTGTAGCGTGTGAAGACGCTGCGGCTTTTTCTATTTACTGCGTAATTTCCTCATATTGTGCAGCAAAATTCTTGATATACAATGTCCAGAAAATCCTTTAATATATTGTTCAAAGCAATTTCTTTAAACTCACCATTCTTCACACCTATTTAAATTCTATTTCCCATTTGTATTTTTAACGTTCCTTTACACAATTCTATTGAAATACTGAGGAGGTATGTTTTTGAACAGTTTTATTGTAAAATCATTGAAAGCCTTACAAAGTCGCCTAGATTCAGAAAATTCTCTAGTTGTTCAAAGAGAAGAAGGTTATATATATAATGTTGAATTCGAATTTAACAGTCCGGCATCAATTGAAGAAATAAATCAATTTACTGAAAAAACAGGATGGCATCTTCCGGATGACTATAAAGAATTCCTTCTTCTACATAATGGAGCCCACCTCTTTTCAGATGTTAAATATGGAGGTGGATATAAATTACTAAATCTTGATGGAATTCATCAAGAGTACGTGGAATACCTCGATGATGTACCTGAAAATTGGTACCCAATTTCCATAGATAATGGAGACTATATTTTTATTGATTCTTCAAAAGTTAAGGATGGAGAAAGCGATTATCTAATTCGTTTCCAAGCCGATGAACCTGTAGAATATGCATTAAAATTAAACATGAACTTTGAAACATGGCTAGACAAATTAATTATTTGTCAAGGATTAGAGTTTTGGTTATGGTAAAATTTCATCCTATTGCATTCCTTAATGTAGATGTCTCCTTATACGGTACTGACTGCAAACGTAATTAATCATAGGCACTTACTGGTGCAGTTGCATCTTCAACTGCACCATATTGTTCGATTACTCACACAACCCATACTGACTTGAGCATACTGGTACTTCCTCCATCAGTTTCAAAAGGTCATATTGTACCCCCCATAAGTTGTTTTTGACCATTCAACAACATCGTGGATTCCATGACCTCTGTCATCACTAGTGAAGAACGTTGCTGATCCACGCTTAGATGCTTTTGAAACAATTTCTTCCCAGCGTGCTACCCTATCGATTTCTTCAGGGAATCGTCTAGCAATCTCATACAATTCTTCTTTTTTGCTATTAATACATGGCATACAACCAACTCGTCCCATACCTTGTTTATACAGTGGGTTTGGCTTTATACCGTGCTTATCATGCTGCTTAAATACATCGTATACATCCCAATTGAGTATTGGCCGATAGATTGTGTACCCTTCTGGTGTTTCTTCTGTTTCGACCATTTTAGATCGGCTCAAACTTTCATTAGCTCTTATGCCTTGCCAACTTACAACATGATTCCCTTCCTCAAAAATCGGTACATATACTTGGTCAAACATCGGTCTTACTTTTAGTTCAACCGTGCAAAATCGCGCCATCGTTGAAGGGAAACGACCTTTCCACATACATAAATCTAAAAATGGGTTTCCTGTAGGATGCAGTACCTCTAAAGCCTGTTGGATCATGGTTTCAGATACACCATCTTTACGCCATTTCGTATCGACTACTTCACGTTTTCGTATGATCTGCTGGCTAAAATCAGGTTTAATTCTTGTAATAGGTCCTAATTCTTTTTCAAGATAATCAATATATTTATAGGTTTCAGGATGTTCGTGTCCAACATCGCTAAATACCACTTTTAAGTTTGGTGTGTCTCGTTCTAGTGCCAAGAGCCACATTGCTGTACTGTCTTTGCCACCACTGATTGATATTACATTTACTTGTTTCAAGTCCTCACTCCTTGCTGCACATTTTATTTCAAATGTTCACTAAATCAGTTTCTTTATTTGCATCTTCCAACAATCAGATATAAATTCAGCAATTGCCTTTTCTGATTCATCAAACACATACGCATTTTCTCGATTGTTTGTTAGTGTGTAATGCCATCCTATATGTGAATCATTGGCTATATAGGTATACAGAACATCTGGTAAGTTCCCTTTAACTTTCGAAGGTATCAAACGACTAGAACATACGATGTAATTATTCATACAATCGGACCTTCCTACCAGAAATTTTTAAAAATACCATTTACAACAATTATCAGAATAGTTATACTATTTATAACCTTAATGAAATTTGTGTTAACCTCGAGTGGCGTACCCCCAGTACCAACTCGAGGCTTTTTTATTTCATCTACTTATTCCACCTACGCAAACGACTAATCTGCTCCAGCTCTTTTCCAATGCCTCTTAGTTCTCGATAAACCTTGCAACCTTGACACTTTTTAGCAGGATCGTATGCAGCACGTTTCGGACATCCTTTGCATTTGAGATAAGCTATATGGTCCTGTTGATTGATTAGCCTGGCTCTACGCTGTTTAACTTCCTTACGTACTGTTAAGCACCCCATTCAATTGTCACCTCTGCCCTCGGTTGCTCTGAATAAAACTTCCGTACATTCATTTCAACTATTTGCGAATCGTCATGCCAAATGATTTTGTTGCAACCATCTTTGATGCCTTTGATTAAATTATCAAGATCAGGTTTTGTTGTAGGTAATAAATCACCACTCGCTATAAGCGCTCTCTTTGGTCCTGTATGATATTTCTTTGGTGGCATGAGATAAATATCAGCTTGTAGCTTTATCGGCTCTGTAATCAATTCAGGTGGCTTATTTTGATGTGCTACGAGCTTCACGAAATCTTTGAAGTCTTTGCTCTTTGGAGCATCATGTGTGACAACCTTCTTGCCATGTCTACTAAATCTTGGTCGTTCTTGCGGTTGAATGACTCCTGGTATTTCAAATGTGAGTACGTTCATGTTTGCCCTCCTGTTAGCACTCTTAGAAGTCTGCTGATAAAACAACCTAATGCCGTTCTACCAGCAGCGTGTATATTATCGTTCTATAAATTGACTACAAGCTTTCCAGTTCACGCGTTGGTCTGTTGCAGCACCATTTGTATTTTGTCGTAGACCACATTTGTAATAGGTTCCTGCATATCTCCTAGCAAATAGATGTTTACAATGTTTGCACCGTTTACCTTCTGGACCATAGCCATTTACATTCACCATTGGGTTAGGATCCAGTTTACTTTCATCGATCGGAACACCTAAATCCAGTTCAAATTGTTCCATGGGTTCACCTCGCTAATCCTCAAGTTTAATGAGCTGTAATCTGTTATTTACTTTGCTTTTAGCACGTCTTTGATAGACACCTGACATGTAAAATCGTATCGTATCTGGCTTAACATCACGTTCTGCAGCAATTTCTTTTATCGTTCCTATAGCAACCATTTGCTCACCTTTGTAAAGTGCGTATTCTTTCATGTGGCACCTCGGTAATTTTTATTTGTTGTAATTCAAAAATTCATTTAACTGTTCTTGTGACTTACTAGTTGGAATAGCTAATTCAACACCCATCTTAATCATCTTAGTGATTACTTCTAGATGTTCTTTGTCAAAACCAACTAAATGTACTTGCCCATCTATTTCTAGCAATATTGATACCTGTGCATTTGTAATGTCCGTTTGCATCAATACCCACTCTCCTGTCTAGCGTGGTTCACCTTATTCTTAGCATAGTAAGATTCTTCGACTTGCTCCCATGTGAAGCCAAGCATTTCACCTAAACCTTTAAAAATACCTAGCATTCTATGGTAATTAGAAAATGCTGTGTTCAAAGCCAAAGCACTTTTATTTTTATGAATATCCTTGAACCGTAAATTTTGTTTGATTTTAAATGGTTCTTCCATAAGGTAGATAAATTGATTTGTAATATCCGAATCAGGTACCGTTAACGCTACATCACAAATAATTGGTGTACATCCAATTTCTAATCCTATCGTCAAAATGAAATGCAAGCAGTCAACGTATTCTTCAAGAAGTGGATTTCTATAGCCGATTTCGCCTGTTCCATTACATTCTTCGCATTTCATGAATTCATGTTTACAGCCTGATTCCGCATCCTCTGTGACCGTTTCATAATTTTCATCACCTGTACCTTGGCACGTTACACAAAGACAAACTACTGCTGTTCTTGGCTCCTGGTCCTTACTCCACTTCTTGAACCCTCGCCATTCATTAGCACATTCACCTAGCTCAACCTGCAGCGCAAGTAGTTTCCAATCAAGATTGTTTTGCCCTCGTAGTTCTGGATGTTCCTGCATGATGTGCTCGTCCAATGCTGCCTGTGTTTCAAATAGTTTTTTGATATCCATGGTTATCATCCTTCCAAATTAATCTTTTTCTAATCGCATAAATTGTGCGTCTAGAGACTCCGTAATAATCTGCTTCTTCTTGCTTAGTATTAAATTGTTTGTCACCAAATTTAATTTCTGCTACTTGTTTTTGGGTTAATTTCGCTCTTCCGTTTTTAATTCCTTTTTGAAATCTATTCTTTTTCATAGCGTCATGTATATTGTCTTTTTGGGTACCTAAGAATAGATGATTTGGATTTACACATTTCGGATTATCACATTTATGGCAAACAACCATACCTTTTGGTATTTCACCGTTAAATATCTTCCATGAAATCCGTGTTGCTACCTCTGGATACGAACCTTCATAAAACATCCCGTATCCTCCTGGGTTAACAGTTCTTGACCACTCCCAACAACCGTTTTCTTCATTAACAACATACATTTTCGAAAATTTTTCTATCATTGGCTTACCTTTAACTTTGCCGGCCCAAAATTTCTTTGGACTTACATTCTCACCGCATTTACTGCATTTTCCAAAGAAGCCGTTTTGATAAAGCGCGTAAATATTTTCGAATGTTTTTTTATAATCCGGAACATTCCTACTAGATCTAGCACCACACTCACAAAATACAATCTTAGTTATTTTCACATTAGCCCTCCTTATCTCAAGAAGATGGATTTGTTAAGTTCATAAATTCACATGCTCCTTATCTGTTTCAAATGTCATTAGTATTTGATATGGTCTTGAATGATACGGAAAATGATTAACTTTACTTGCTACATTCCAACCTCTCTCCGTTTCATCCGCAATCATTCGCTCTAACTCTTTCGCTGTTCTAGCCTTAGTGATTTTCTTTAGTGGTACCATTTCTATCACCTCGATTATTTATTTAGAAGGGGAGATCTGTTTCATCCACCTCAATCGGGCCCTTACTATTAGCAAATGGATCATCATCGACCCTTGTATAACTTGGCTGGTTGTTATTACCGCCATAATGCCCTTGTGAACCGCCTTGATACGTTTCACCTGTATTTGTACTAGATTCGTAGTTCGATGCGCTCTGTGAGCCTCCTGCGCTGTTTCTCGGCTCTAAAAACTGAATACTGTCTGCTACAACGTTCGTAAAATAGATTCTTTGCCCGTCTCTCTCATACGAACCAGACTGTAGCTTTCCATCAATTCCAACCAGCGACCCTTTCTTTAGATAGTTAGCTGCATTCTCTGCCTGCTTTCTCCAAGCTTGAATCTGGATAAAATCTGCCTCTCTTTCACCACTCTGATTAGCGAACGATCTGTTAACTGCTAATGTGAATTGAGCCTTCGCGATGCCTTGTGGTGTGTATGAAAGATCAATATCCTTTGTAAGGCGGCCAACTAAAATTACACGGTTAATCATGATGTTGCCTCCAATAATTCTGGGTGTTCGTAAATGTTGCCAATGACTTCATAACTGGTCGCTGGTGCATTCCCTGCATCGATAAATGTATAACCCATTTCTTCGTGTATAAGGAATCCACAATGTTCTGGTATCCATTTGATAACACCTTGGATACCTTTACCCGTGATAATATCCCCCTCAAAAATCTCCTTGCCGTTCTTGTCCTTTAAGCCTGTGTATTGCATAACTGGTGTTTTATCTAACTCGAAGCAATTCTCATCATCAATGCATCTAGTTGTCATAAAAATTGTTCTTTCATCAAAATCAATACTAGTTACATCACCCATCCATTCACCTATTTCATCCCAAGCCCGAAACTTAATCTCTCTACTCATGCTGAAACCTCCCTCTTATCCCACTTCTCAGTGATTCGATAGCCAGCCTTTTTCAACTGTTTAAAATCTGGATGCGCCATAGGAACGATTGTCCAAACATTTTGTCCATTCTCATGTTTGAACATAGTCACATACACGTTGTACTGGTTGTATTCATTTGGCTTTTGCGCTTTAACTTTCGGCACTGACTTACGAGCACTAGGAATGTCGATTGGAATGCCGTTACGTCGTCTCATGCAATCAACTCCTGTTCTTGTGCCGTGTAGTAAACCCTCGGCTCATACTGGTGATAAAAGCCTTTCGGATCAGCATGCATAGCCAGCGCAACTTGTACCTCCAGCTCGTCATAACAAATTGTTTTGGACTTATCTTCATCCCTGTCACGCCAAATGATAACTGCGTACGGTGTAACACCGAAGCCTAAATATGTTGGATTCACTTTGCTTCACCACCTAGTGCCTGACATGCATCTTTTACAATTTCCAACAAGGGTCTGGCATCGTTTGTAGTAGCCCAATAATCTATAAATTCTTTTACTACTTCGCGCAGCTGTTCATTTTCATCAACTTCAGCTTCTAGACTTTCGTCTAATTCTTCTGCGTGCCTGATAGATACTTTCAAATGAAATTCAAGCGCTTCTTGCTTTGCCTTATGTTTCTTACAAGCATTCTGTAATGTTTTAATTCCTTTCACTTTTTGACGTACAATTCTTCTTGTATCTCTAAGCATTCCGCGTAGATACTCAACCTCATCAACAAGCGCTGGCACATCTTCACGAGCTTTTGTAACGAAATCTGCGTCATTCGCTTTCATTAAACATGCTGGCAAGTCATAGTTTTCATTGACACTAGCAGCGTTAAAACTTCCGAATCGTGACTCTTCAATAACCCACGGTCCTGGTGTAGCCTTCGCTGCACGTTCTTTAATGGCATTCAACTGTTCTTGATTCATTACTCATTCACGTCCTTTCACTGGTAGATCAAACCATTCAGCTACAGCCAACATGCCACCCAAGAAATCTTTTTTGAATAAAATGTCAGATTGTGAATACTTATCGTAAAAGTAATTGAATCTTTCTACTGGCGTTTCTTTAACTTCATACTCGCCAAAGCAAATTTGAATGGCATCTTCTAGTTCGTAATTATCTTTAACTAACAATTTAGCTAATCTGGTAGAAGATTTATCTGCCATGGTAAACCCTGCATAAATAGACGAAACATCACTAATTAACATTGCTCGACTGAACGCACTACAAATCTCTGCAGCTTCTGCAATCTCACGACTAACTTTCACTTTTTCTATCATCCCTTCACCCTCCATCAAGGGGCTGTTGCCCCTCATTATTTCAACCGCCAATCAATACCTTCCGTTTCTAAAACTTCACCGTTTTTATCTAGCAATCTACTAGCCCCTGCATATCCAATACGCTCGGCTATAGTAGCTCTATCTTCATTGCTGTTAAAAATGATTGGTAATTTACGTTTGTAACGTTCATCAATAATGTGGTAATACAAACCCTCTCGAGCTTCTGTCCACTTTGCTTTTCCGACATCATCCCAAACAAGGACATCTGCTGATAACACGTTGTTTAATAATCCGTAATACGTTTCGCTATTGTCATCCATTCTTTTAGCAGCCATCATTTCATCCATGAATGAAACATCTGATACAACCAGCACATTAAAGCCCTTTTTTATCAATTGTTTGGATAAAGCTATTTGTAAATGCGTCTTACCTATCCCGAAGTTGTTATGTCGATTCTTTAGCTCTAATCGTTCATTAGGTGGTAAAGAGCGTATACGCTGTTCTCCGATAGTTGCTATAAAACCAATGTTTTGAGCCCCTTGCTTTTTAAGCGCATCACGATCAACAGGGAATGATTCTAAGTAGTCTTTAACCATAGAGAACATTCGCTGTTGCATATCTGTTTCTCGAACATAATTATCAAATTTGGCATGTACAAATTCCTCTGGAATCAATGCATTCTTAAATCTACGTTTCCAACTATTAACCTCTCGGCAATCACAAGGTTTATGAATTTCGTATTTTTGGTTCCCTTTTTCTTCGTAATGAGAGAAAACGAACTCTGTACCCTTACATTTAGGGCACTTATCCTCCCCAGGCTTGTTTGTCTCGTTCGAGTTGCTCGTAGAAGGCATCGATGCTTGTTCCTGCATGAACTTTAGAATTTGCTGAAATCTGTCCGTTTGCATTGTGTCCTTTAGTGATTCCATTAGGCTTAGCCTCCTTTAACTGCCAGTCGGCATAAGTATTGATGCCTTTTTCGATTGCCCAATTCTTTAAAATTCCTTCTACGTATTCAATATTTGATTTTCCGTTATCAGCAGTGACCTTTATTGCTTCAATAATCAATAAGTGATCTGGATAAAATTCGAGGAGCATGTCCATTTTTTTGTGGTCTGTAAAGTTGCTAATACGGATGGTTGAGTCAAAGAAGTTTTTTATTTCAAGAAAAGAATTAGTAGAAGGACCGACCGACTGACCGACTTTCTTTTCTTCTCCTTCTTCTTCTTTTTCTTCTTCTTTTTCTCTTTCTTCTTCTCTTTCTTCCCCATAGTCTATGGAAGAGGTATTGATAGGGTATGGATACGGTATCGAACCCTCACCGTTACTAGTGTTAGGTACTTTTGGCTCACTCTTTTCACCTAACAGTATTGATACGGTATCGATACGGTATCCTAACTGTTCCAAAGAGGTAACATAGCTCCTTACAAATGGTATATGTTTCACTGCAAGCAGCTCTTTTTCGATACATTTTTTTACTTTTGGTGAGTTAATAAAGTTGTATTTTGCCCAGTTATTTAACATGATTTCTTTCGTTGATTCGTTGTATGTGATTTTTCCATACTCCACAAATCGTTGTAATAGTTTCTGAACCGTTTCTCGGTTATATCCTGTGTGCATTTCAATGACTCTATATGGCAATTCGTAGATGCCACATTGCGTTGTATTGCTATTCGTCATCAAATACAGATAGAAGTATTTCTCCTCCGGTGTTAGATCTAATACAAAGCCGTCTTCCCAAAAAGTTGTGTGTACATTTCTGTATTTAGCCATTTGCCCTCGCCCCTCCTAAAATGGCAGTGGTGTGCCATCGATAAATAAATAACTAACATTTTTATCATGAATTACAGCTTCTACAGCTAAAGATTGCAGATCTTTATAAGTCGCATTATTGATTTGTTGAATAAATTTAAAAGCTGTGTTTGTATCTAGTTGTTGATTATTTTTTTGAGCGATAATTTCTTTGATGATCTCTTTCCGAATTTGTTCAAGTTTTAATCTAATAGTTTTGTTCACGTTCAGTCCTCCATATTCGCAATATTCGAATTATTAATCACAGACTTGATCTTTAGCAAAACTCCCAAATTGTTTTTTGTTCTGTAGGGTAACGTTCTGCCATTTTTCTACGCCTACTAGGTGTATCCCATCCTTTAGGACGTGCCTGTGTTTGTCCAATCACTTTTGCACCTGCCGCAATTAATGAAGTACCTGGCTCTGATATAAGTGTGTAAGTAATTAACTTCTGATAACCCATATTTCGTGCTGCTCGCCAAGCTGCAGCATATAATTTTGAACAAGCATTTCTATGCCCATCTAAAACACAACAGCGAACTACCTCTAGTGTCCAGCCATCATCATTATGTCGAGCTACAGGGCGTCCCACCATCACGACACCTACTAACTCATCACCTAAAGCAAGTCCAATCCTGAATTTATCTCTATGTGGTGCTACATTGTGTCTATGATGCTTTTCTACAAATGCTTGTGCATCAACTAATTCAAGTGGTACCAATTCGTATTTCAAATTATCACCCCTTTATAAAAACCCATCTAACCTCTCACAAACTGCAAAACTACCATTTACTTTAGTAACTCGATAGTTTGGATACCTAGTCATGTACTGCAGCACCAAGCGTCTGATTTCATCGTTATCCTTAGCCTGTTGGAATATCCAAGTAGGCAGAAGGACTTTGTGCGGTACGTTACTGCTCAATGATTAATTCCTCTTGCGTTGAATCTTCTTCAACAACTGAGTATTCCGTTACATCGATAACATCACTCATATCCTCTGAAACCTCAGTTTTTATAGTTTCATCAGCTTCTACGACCTTCTGCAGTTCAATCGACTTAGGTGCATACTTTAATACTTCTTTCAGTACAGTTTTCTTAGCCATTGCGTCATAGTTGGTTTCCCAAGGACTTGTCCAACCTTTTTGAACAGCTTGAGAGAACTTTTGGGCATGCTTTTCTATACGTTCCCTAGTCCAATAAACAAAGTCATATCCACCGTTTTTTAAATGATAGACTGCATAATAACCGATAGGCTCACCTTCTGGATTGGTTGAAGGAACATGCACTAAATCCTTGTGCAATCCGTATGCAAACGAAAATTTATCTTCTTGATACACCTCATGAGCATAAATTGCCTTATATTGTCCACTTCTTACAGCTAAATCTATTAAACCTTTATATCCTAGTTGGAACTGTACTTTGCCTCCATAAGGAATTAAATAGGCTTGTCCAAGTCCAGTGTTTGGCTCCACTCCTAGTTGAGCTGATTGCATAAGTGCTGCCACAAAACTGATTTGATCACATTTCAGTAGCTTTGGCGTCGTGCGAACTGCTGTTAAAGCGATTCGAGCGATACGATCAGCATCCATATGTTTTGGTAGAGCACGTTGAATTTCAGGACCCATCTTTTTTAGCAAAGCATTTAAGGAAGTTTCAGGAGAAACTTGCTTTTGTACTTGATTTTGTGCCTGTGCTTTTAACTCATTTGTAGTTGCCATTTATTAAGCCTCCAATTTTTTATAGTTGAATCTTCTAGACTTAGACTGTTTTGTGTATTTCTCGTAGATTTCAGGCACTTCTTCCTTTAAGCGCTTGCTATCTATACGATTAGAGACAATTGTTTTAAAAGTTACTTTATGGCGTGGTGTATGCCCTTCTACAGCGTTTTCAAGCTTGAGTTTTAACTTATTCTCATACTCTTGCTTTTGCTGTTCTAACGCTTTGATTTCGCTTGAAATGGAGTCGATAGCATCCAGTAGAACATCATCATCCTTTGTGAGCATAATGGCTGTCCCGTCATCTTGTGGGTACATTTTTTTGATTAAGTCGTTTGTTGCATCTGAGCCATCAATTGGTGGAGCAACATTCTTCAAAACATGATTCTCCCAGAAGTCTTTTTCTCTTTCGATAAGGATCTGTATGAACTCCTCGTCACGTTCGATTTCTTTCCAGACGAATTTATTGCCTCCTAATAAAACGGCTATATAAGCCTTTTCAAAGCCAGTAACAGCTAAATAATGATGGACTTGGCATAAATAACTAGCTGGTATTTCATCACCTTCCCATTCACCTTTCAAGTACTCATTAGCCGTTTTACATTCAAGTACAGCTCGCTCACCAACAACTACGCGATCAAGATTAGCAAGCATAAAATGGTGTTCTGGATGGACCAACATTTTATTCATGCGACGCACTTTTTTACCTGTGCGCTCTGCAAATTCTTCTGCAACTAAATTCTCAAACTTATTACCGAAATGAATTGCTTCATTTTCCACTTTTTCATAGAATTGACCTGTTTTTTCTAAAAATAATTGGTAAGCACTTTTATATTGATTGAATCCCATAATTGCGCCAACATCTGACCCACCGATACCAGCGCGACGAGCGTCTAACCACTCGTCACGACTCATATCAGTAGTCGTAATTTTTGCTAAAACCATGCAAATTACTTCCTTTCGTGATATGATGGTAAAAACGTTTTTCTAAGCCACTCTGCCAAGTGGTTTATTTTTTTGTACAAAATACCGCATTGTAATGATCCTCAAGGTACGTATGAATGTTATCCATGTGGACAATATCACCGTTTGGAAACTCCATGTAATCGTCGTTGTAAACGATTAAGCTGCCGTAAATGTCTCGAAAGTCTTTCACAACCTCTACATAACGAAATGTTGGTACCTTATTGACTGGCTCAATAGTGCCAAGCACCATCGGATTTTCCACTTGATAGTTCATGTTCTCACCTTCTTTCTGTATGTATTTGATGGCATATCCACCAATCTACCTACAAAACTGTCATCGCAACTGGGGCCTATCGGCTGTCGCTCGCAAATGGTCATGGCGTACTGGCTCGGTTTATATAAGTAGATTGCTAGTTCCATCAAGCAGCCCATAATGTTTGGCTAACCAACCAAAGTATTGAGGATTATGAACTGCTGGACGGAAGCGAGATTGTTCTCGCAAGCGTCTGATTTTGTGGTATAATAGGTTTGTATTGTAGTTGGCTGTTTAACCCCTCGCTAAAAAGGTTAAGCAGCTTTTTTATTTGCCAAAAACTTCAGATTAGCTTTCTTTTCTAGCATTAAACTACGAATCTTTTTGTTTAGATGTAACCAATCCCCTGCTTTAATGTTCATGCTTTTCCCTCCTATAAATTGATAACCTCACGACGATTTTTACTCACCGATTCCACAGCATATAAGTACAATTCCTTTTGGCGTTCCAGTTGTTGGATACGAATAATTGAGTTTTGCATATCACGACCTCGTTCTGCAGCTAGTTGATAGCGCCCAACTTTTGTATGGAGTGCAACTTCCTTTACCAAGTCATCCACACACAATTTTTCTTTAGTTATTTGAGTTTCGATAAGTTTTAATGGATCCAAAATGCAAAACCTCCTACTATCGCTGGAACCGTTTGTGATAAGTGTGTAAGAACATTTGCTACTTCCACTCCAAGCATCATTGCTGTTCCAGCAAACTCAGATTCGGTAATTTTTAACCATTTAGCATAAGTGAAAATATCTATTGTCTTTCTGCCACTTTCTAATTTACTGACAGCTGATTGTGTACTATTTAATTTTTCTGCCATTTCCTCCTGAGTAATATTTGCATTGACGCGGAATTTTTTTAACATCTTTCCGACTTTCACGAAATCTGCAACCATATTCATTTGCCCCTTTATTCCAATTTAGAATATATTCCATGAAGGAATACTAATTTCTACCAAGTTAACTTAATATAGTGATAAGAGGTAGTTGCCCTACCTCTTTTACTAGATTGGTAGTTTGACTTGAGGCCATTTGCCCTGGCCTCTTCTATTAATTCCATTCATTCATAATGATTTCTTGAAGTGATTTTGCTGTTGGTTCTCTTAGCCAGATACGTTTACCGCCTTTTTCACGTTGGCGCTCATATCTTTGTATACGTGGATCATTTAAAATATGGTCCTCTAAAAACTTACGACTGAATGTAGTCGCTTTTATGATGTCGTTTATATCCCAAAACAAAATAAGTGGTTTAGCTGCATCATTAGCAATCGAAATCAACATTTGATTTACTGTTTCAGGAGTAATACCTGACATTTCAAAAAGTGTTTTGACCAATACGCTTTCTGTTGACATATAGTTGCTCCTTTCTTAAGTTGCTAACAGAATGTCTTATTCACATGGCTCTTTTGTGAACAAATTTGTTGATGAAGTAAGCTTGTCCTTTACCAGTCATCTTTGTTGTTCGGCTTATGGAAATCTCGCCACTATTGTGATGTATTGGTGTTTCTTTAATTTCGAACAAACCTAGTTCCATTGATCTTTGTGTTGGAGAGTTATAATCAGACCCTTTACGTTTGATTAAATAGCCATTTTCCCTTAACCATTCGAATAGACGTTTTTGCCCAACATCTACACCGTTTTGTTTTAGGATTTTGGCGAACTCACCAATTAAAATTGTTGTTTCACTTGCCTGTATAGCATCTGCAAATAAAACTTTTGGTTTCTGAGCTTCAATTATTAGTTGTTGCTCAACGATTTTTTTCTTGTTATTTTCAATAGTTTTATTAGCGATGAGTAAAGCTTTTGCCATGATTGATGCTTCGTCATCATTTTCGTCTGTAGCAATATAACCTCCATCTTTACGTATTGATGGAAGAACCTCTGATGTTACCCACCGTTTGAATCGTTTTGCTGATTCAAGTTTTGATGAAAGAATTAGGCTATACAAACCAGATTCATTTATCAATGTTGTTTCTTGTACCCGATTGAGTGAATCGGTGATGCCTCGTTTAAGGGCATCATCTTCATCAACATGTTTGATAATGGCATTTTGAGGTTTGCTATAACCAAGAACTGAAGCTACATCTCTACCTACAAACCAAGGTTGTTCATTTATTTTTAAAATCCGGACCTTTTGGTTTTCAAAATCGAATAATTGTAGTTGATTCATAAAAATCCTCCTAATTTGTTTTTGTCAATTAAGCATAAAAGCAAAATATTTTTATGCCGTTTTATTACCTTTTGGTAATTTGTTAATATAAGTAAAAACTTGCTCAAATTTTAAGTCTTCAAAGTTTGATAAAACACCAGTAATAAATTTTCCACCAGGATTTCTTTTGCCGTTCATCACACGGTTCACAGTACTATGAGCAACACCAATGATTTTTGCAAACTCACTTTCAGTAAGGTTATTGTCTTTTAAGTATGCATTTAAAAAATCAACCTTCACTTTTACACTGTTTACATAAGTTTTCATGTTATCACCACCCTCTTTACCTTTTGGTAATTACCTTATGGTAATAATATAAATCATTTTTTACCTTTTGGCAACACTTTTGGTAAAAAAATTTCTAAATAAATTGCCTTTTGGTAATTAAGAGCTTTAGAATTTTGATATAGATGCTTTACGGAGGTGAATTGTTTATGAATGAGTTTGGAGATTATATAAAGAATATTCGAGAGTCAAAAAATATGACTTTGAATCAAGTGGCTTTATATGCTGAAATAAGTGCTGCGCAACTTTCTCGTATTGAGACTGGGAAACGTGGTACTCCAAAACCTCAAACAATTGAAAAAATAGCTCGTGCATTAAAAGTTGATTACACTGAGCTAATGGAAATAGCAGGATATCTTGAAACAGATACTACAACAGATTATGTTTCTGATAATAAATCGACCTATTATGTTTCGCGACTAACTGAAAAAGATGAACATGATATTGGAAAATTATTAAAAAAATTTAGTGAAGATATTGAGCATTCAGATGCATTAGCTTTTGATGGAGAACCTTTATCAGAAGAAGCAAAAGAATCTCTAATAGAATCAATGGAGCATATCTACAGAACAACACAAAGGATCAACAAAAAATATACACCAAATAAGTATAAATAAAAGGCAGTAGAAGCCTTTTTTTATTAATAATCTTTGTAATATTTATACTTTTATGGAGGGGCTGGGCATATGAGTTTCTTTAAGAAATTACTAGGAACGCAAAATAAGACACCTGATGAACTAGAAGCTGATCGAATTAGAAAAATGGAAAAGCAAGCAGAAATGAAGAGGCAGGAAGAAATAAGAAAAAGAGAATATGAAGATAAAAAGCGTGAGCGTGATGCTAAAAATGCCCAAGACAAAGCATTACAAGAAAAATATATTGGTCTTGGTTTTGGAACAGGTTTTGATTTTGCTATGTATAAAGGAACCATTCAATATTTCGAGAGTGTCGTTTTACAAGTGAATGAGCAAGTATTACATTCTATAAAAGCAGAATATGACAAAACAAAAAAGCGAGAAATAAAAGGTTTACTAATTGCAACTAATCAACGACTTGTTTTCGTCTCTTCTGGTGCAGGGTATGGACAATTCTTTGAAGAATTTGATTACAGAAAAATGAATGGTATAGCTCAAGCAAATGATGGTTTTTTTGAAAAAGAAATGTACATCGACATGGGTAGAAGTCGTAAGAAATTTGATGATATTATCCGGAATGAACGCTTTAATCAATTTGTTGCTATTGTCACAGAACAGATTAACCTATCAAGAAATTCAATTATTAATAGAAATTCTACAAAATCTACTTCATCTAGAAACACAAACATAGATAAATATAGTGCACTAGAAAAAATAGCCAAATTAAAAGAACAAGGTGTCTTAACTGAAGAAGAATTTTTAATTGAAAAAGATAAAATACTAAAGTCTTGAGGTGCAAAATGAAAGTTGTTAAATGGTTATTACTAGTATTCTTCTCTTTAATAACACTAGGTTTAGTAGGTGTTTCCCCATTAGTATGGATTGGAATTATATTAATAGTATTCGGGATATACCAAAAATTCCAACAAAGCAAAGGAAAAGTAACGTTTTCGAGACCAGGTTTAATAATAGCAGCTGGCTTTGCTTTTAGTTGGATTATAGCTATTATACTCACGGAACCAGCAACAGAAGAAATAGATAAAGAAAAAGCCACAATCGCTATTGAAAAAGAAAAAAAGCAAAAAGAAACCTTACCTGTTGTAGCAACTGATAATAAACAATCTGATGAAGAGATTCAAAAACAAGAACAAGAGAAGAAAAAAGCAGAAGAACAGCTATTAAAAGAAAAACTATTGAATCTAGGGTTGGTTACGGCCACTATTTCGAGGGTAGTTGATGGAGATACAGTTGAATTATCAGATGGCAATAAAGTTCGTTTAATTGGTGTGAATACACCAGAGTCAACTACTAGAACTGAAACCTATGGAACCGAAGCAAGTAACTTCACTAAATCTCAGTTAGAAGGTAAACAAGTGTACTTGCAAAAGGATGTGTCGGAGACAGATCAATACGGAAGGTTATTGAGGATAGTATGGACTGAGATACCAACTGACTTAAAAAATGAAAATGAAATCCGTTCAAAAATGTTCAATGCTAAGTTAGTACTTGACGGTTTTGCAGAACCATCTACTTATAACCCCGATGTCACTTACAGTGAACACTTTGTTTCGTTCGCTCGTGAAGCACGAAATCAAAATAAAGGTTTATGGGCTTATGGTACAGAAGGTACAACCAAGGGAGACCTAGACACACCTCCTACAAAAACTGTTTCTAATAATAGTACTACTACAAATCCCAGAGCAACTTCTAGTGGAAATGAGTATTATCAGAATTGCACAGAATTAAGAAAAGTTTATCCTTCGGGTGTTGGACAAGACCACCCTGCTTATGCTTCTAAACATGATCGGGACAAAGATGGCTGGGCTTGCGAAAGATAGAAAAAGAGAAGTGATTACATGTGGATTAGAGAAAAAGTGTTACACCTTAAACAGAAATTTAGAACTGATTGTCCATATGAATTGGCTGAGTGTTTAAATATCCATGTCTTTTTTCATAATTTACATGAAGAAATTCGAGGTTACTACAAATATGATCGTCGGAATCAATATATTGTTATTAATTGTAACCTAGATGACCAGCAAAAATTATTAGTTTGTGCGCATGAGTTAGGACATGCATTGTTACACCCTAGAATAAACACCCCTTTCATGCGCCAAAATACTTTGTTTTCCGTAGATAAGATAGAACGTGAAGCAAATCGTTTTGCAGCTGAGCTGTTAATACCTGATGAAAATTTATTTGATACATATCATCAAATGACTATCTTTGATATAGCTTCTTTACACCATGTACCAGTTGAACTGGTAAAGTTGAAGTATAAGGAGCTATTTTAATACCATTAAATAGAACATTCGTTCCATGAAGGAGTGATTATTATGGCTCGTGAAAAAATGACAAAAACAAAAATAGATGGTATCTATTGGTATAAACAAAAAGGTAAGAAAAAATTTGCATATCGATATAAATATTATGACAGCAGCAATAAAAGACGAGAAAAAACGGAACGAAACTTTGATACAATCGAAAAAGCTGAACGAGCATTAATTGAAGTAAAGGCTGCGATATTAGACGGAAATGCAAGTTTTGTTGAAAACGATAATTTAACAGTCGAACAACTAAATGAAATATATATTGAAGCTAATAAAACGAATTGGAAGCCAACTTCTGAAAGAAATCATATTTATGTGATGGATAAATATGTATTAGGTTCTATAGGGCGAATTAAAATAAAAAGTGTGAATAATTTAATTATCCAAAGAGAATTAATTGATCCTTTGATAAATGAAGGATTTAAAGAAGGTACTCTTTTATCTATATATAGACGAGTGAATGCTATTTTTTCATTCGCTGTTAAAAATGAATTTTTAGATCGAAAAAGATTCACCTCTCCTAATTTGAAAAAAGCCACTGAAAGTATTAAACGAAACGCTCTTACTATTAATGAAGTAACAGAAATACTAGAAATCGCACGTACTAAATACAAAATAACTCATTATACTTGCCTGAGCCTATTATTTTTAACAGGAATGCGTGTTGGTGAATTAAGAGCTTTACAATGGGAAACTGATATTGATTTTGAAAATAATTTAATCCATATTAACAAAACTAAGGATCGCTTTGGCTCAAGGTCTCCAAAAACTAAAAATAGTTACAGAAAATTTCCAATGAACGAAAGTATCAAAAGTATTTTACTTGATTATCGAAAGTGGTATGAGGAAATAATGGAATCCTGTAATTTTAGGAATCCAGAAGGACATGTGATCATTACGTATGCTGGTGAACCGATTGGTGAACGCTATTTGAAACGTATTATTGATTTGATATGTGAAAGAGAAAATATAACTTACTTTACGCCTCACTTTTTGCGGCACACATTTGTAACAATACAACTATCTAATAATATTCCAGTTTCAACAGTTGCAGCTTTAGTTGGGGATACTCCAGAAACAATTTACAAAGTTTATGCACATTCATTTGCAAAAGATGAGGTACATGCATCTAATCTTATGGATGAAATTATTAACTTAAGTTCATTTGAAAAAACTAAAGAAATCAAAAAATGA